CCAATGCAAAAATAGTACCAACCACACCTACTGTACCAATCATTGATATTGCACTTGCCAATCCAGATACTCCAGGTATACCACCCGCAGCTTCACTAACAACATCCGTAAGGCCTTTTTTCATGTCTTTTAAAGCCTGCTTTCCTTCTGCGAATGCTTTGGTAGTTTGTTGTGTAGCACCTGCTACAGATTTCATTTCGTTGTATAACTTTTTAGTTTCTGCATTTGTCAAATCCAATGTATCCAAGAATGAATCCATTTCTTCACCGGCATATTTAATACGAGATGCTAATGCATCCGCATCTATTTTACCGGTTTTAAATTCTCGCATAGCTTTAGTAACGGTATCACCATATGATCCCATTGCCTTATTAGCTTCTCTTGCTGCCTGAGCTCCTTCTTTTGTTTTAAATGCTTGTTTATCTAACTTTAAACCTATCTTACCAACTAACCCTTCCATTGCGTTGAAAGATTGGGCCGTTTTATTACTTTGATTTCTAATTAATGTCTGATTTCTAGACATCTTTTTGGCAATAGATAGGGCTTCATTTGAACCGGCTATTTCCTCATCGACTAAATCTTTAGCGTCTTTTCTTAGTTTTAATTCTTTAGTATATAATTTTAATTTTTCAACTAAGTCTTTTTTTAAAGCTTCATCTATTTTTTGACCTTTAGCTTTTTCTACATTTAATTGTTTTAATGTCGCAAGAGTTTCCCTTTGTACATCTCCCAATGATTCATCGGTTGCATTACCTGTTTTTGCAAATCCGCCTGCTTCGTTTCTTAAACTTGTATACTTTGATTTAGCCATTTATAAACGATATTATTTTATATCATTAACATCTATCCCTTGGCTTTTTAAAAATGGTTTGGCAGTTCTATCAACATTTTTTTCTATATCACCAATATGTTGATCAAATTTTTTCCAAATATTTTTTAATGATGGATATTTTTTGAATGTTCTTTCAATCCAACCGTCTTGTTGATTTTTTGATTTATTTTTATAATAATCTACAAACAAATCTGTAAAATCTTCAAACTCTTTTAATGTTATTTTTGACATAGTTATAGTTTTCTATTTCATATAAATATAAAATAAGTAATTAATTATCGTCTTTTGCTTGTTTTAGAATTTGTCTTGACACTTTTAAAAGATTCCGATTCTGTTTTTTTAGTTTCTAATAATTTATTAAAGTAAAATTTTCTAAATTTAACAGGCATATTATATACATCACTCCAAGAAAATCCACCATTAGAGTAGTATAATAAATCGAATATCTCAGTATGAAGTATTACCGAATAATTAGATGGAAGGGTAAAAAAAGTCAAGCCCGAATGGGACTTGGAGAGCCTCCTTCTCACCGGTAATAGGGCTTACATATTCAAATGTAAAATCAATATCAGGAGTGATATCTTTAATGTGGTTTCTAAATACTCTTGAATCAGAAGCTAGAAATTGATTATTGATAAATTTTGCAATTGCTCCTAAATCTCTTTCACCATTTACTGATGTGATAATGTATCTTAGTCTTGTTGTAATTTCAGAACTATTATCTTTATTAATTTTAGAGATTGCGTTTAAATCTGCATCAATTTTCTTTTCTAAACCATGTGTTAATAATTGAAAAGTCAATTTTGTACCATTCTTTAAAATAAAATCATATTCATTTTTTCTACTTAATTTAGAAAAGTCTATTTCTTTTGTTTTTAATGAACTCATATCAACCACATAATTAACATTATCTTCTGTGATAGGATCGGTTATTTGAACATTATATTCTGGACCATATGATAAAACTCTACTAGCAATTAATATAGCATTTTTATCTCCAATTAAAAGGTCGTCTGCTTTAACACCATCTTCAACCACTACGGCTTCTAATAGTTTATCTAAAAGAATTCCTTTTTTAATTAAATTAGGAGATGCAAGAATATCTTCTTCTTTTGCAGTCATTAACTTAATTGTAATTTCACCTTTTGTTAATGGGTGTCCTTCTGGATAACCCAACCCTTGAGATGGTAATGTAATAATTTCAGTTGGGAAATCGTATGATTTTTTAGATGATACGGATGGGGTTGATTGTGTAGTTGTGCCCAATCCTCTTGTAACTTGTTGTTCGATGTTTTGTTCCATAATATAACTTTGTGTTTAATAATATATATACACTTTTTAAAAAATAAAAAAGGGGATAACATTTCTGCATCCCCTTCTTTTTATAATTTTATTACGATTAGTATTCTAAGATAGCGTAGTCGTAAGTCAATGTTAATTCAATTGACAATGGGTCGTTTGAAGCCCAATCCAACTCACCGAAGTTTGCTGAAGTGATAAATGCTCCTTTTAAAGTCCATTGTTCAACTTTGTCACCAACTGGTCCTAATAAGAAAAATGTAATATCTTTCTTGTAGAATGCAGCGTATCCATCTCTACCTGTTAATGATTCGTGTGAAGTTCTAATCCACTCCATTACTTGTTGTGCACCTGATGGTACAATTGGATCGTATAGAGTGATATTTATATCATCCCACGTAGACTTTCCTTTAATTTTTCTCTTTACGTTGATGTGGTCTAATTCAACTACCTCAGACGTAAATGTTGGTCTTGCTGCTGTTTTGATAATGTATGATTCTATACCATTGATTTCCATAATGAATCTGTTACCTAACTTTGGTTCAAAATTCTTATAAAACATTTTATCAAACTCTAATATTTCTGGCATTTTACTTTATTTTTATTGTGTTCTTATATAAATATCTATTTCTTAAATTATCCGTTAAAACTTGCTCCAGTTGGTAAGATGTTGAAATCAATTTGAATGAATTCAGCGGTCTTAGTTGGTTGTAAGTAAATAGCACCTTTAAGGATGTTTCTATCAATTACATCTGGTGTGTTATTAGTATCGTCCATTACAACACGGAATGCGTACAAACCTTGTCTTTGTTGGATTGATTCTAAATAAGGGTTAACAATGTTTAAGAATCTATTTCTTGTTTCAGAAGTATTTTGTTCAAATACTAAATATCTTGAAGTAGATGCTATATATTTTCTAACTGTTAATAATAATCTTCTAACATTAATTCTGTCCAATGCAGATGGTTTATCTTGTAAAGTCTTTTGACCAAATACTACAATACCTTGTCCTGGGAATTGAACGATTGGGTTAACTTTGTTTTCGTATAAATCATCTTTTTCAGATTGAGTTAATCTATCTAATACACTAACCGCTCCTATTAAACCACCTCTATTCAAACCTGCAGGTGCGAACCACTCAGCTGCTACTCTATCATTTGATGCGAATACACCTGGAAGTAATACTGATGGTGGAACTGTGATTAATTTGTTTGTGTTTACATCTATTGTTTTAATCCAAGGATAATAAACAGCAGTCATATTTGAATCTACTGCTTGAGCTTGTGTTATAGTTGCTGATAAAGAAGTTGAAGCGTTACCTGCATCTCCGATGAAGAATGCATCGTTTCTTTGTTCAACCATATCTAAAATTGAAGTAAATACAGATGAATGGTCTGTTCTATTAACGTGTGGTGCAACTACCATATTGATATCATATTCGTCAGCGTTTGATAAAGCTGAGATATGTTTTCCGTATGCTAATTTACCTGCAGTTGTTGCTGGTTCAATATCTGATGCGTTTGTGTTTGGTGCATATCCGTCAAAACCTTCTTGGAATGCTACTACAAATTGTCTTTTTGCAATTTCAATAGATGTAGTTGATGTTAATGTCAATCCACAAATAGTATCTAATGAGAATACAGCGTTAGCTCCGTTTCCTGCACTTACAGGAATTGGTTTCATATAAATTTTGTTATCTGCATTGTTGTCTAAATCAATACCACTATACTTTGTAGAGTCTACTACTGAACCTGTTGAGAATGTTACTCTTGGAATTAAACTAGCGTATGATGTTGCTAGGTCAGGGCTTACTGCTCTTACAGGTAATTGATATGCAGCGTGTCCGAAAGGTACTGCTTGTACGGGAGCTTGTTCGTTTAAATATGAAATTCTAATATATTTTGAATTATTCACCCAATCACCACTTTCAGTTATTTTACCATCTGATGCTATACTTCTTTTTCTATCACCAATTACTCTACTAATAAAGTTTGGAGAGTTAGGGTCTAAGTTTACATTTGAATAAGTTTCTAATACTGTCTTTTTCTTATCGGTATCGTTGAAATCTCTTACTACAACCGTAAATGTACCATAATCAGTTCCGTTTGTTGTACCTGCTGCTTTAACATTTGTAATACCAACTTTTATTTTAGTATTTGCTATGTTTCCTGCGGTAATTGTTTCAACTTGGAATAAAGAATATCTATCACCTGAAATTAATTGAGATTTAATGATTGGAGTTAATGCCTCACATGCTTCACCATTTTGTGCAGAACCACTAAATTTTTGGTCTATTAATACAACTACACTTGCAGTCGTTGCTGTAAATGAACCTGTAAATGAACCTGAACCTATACCATCTGTACTTGATAATGTATAAGAACCTGTGTTAGCTATAAATCCGTTTTCTTTAAAGAATGCGTATGAATAAGCTGCTTTTGTACCATATGGAGATGAACCAAATACTGATTCAATATCGTTGTCATCTGATAATTCTAAAGATGCACTATATCCAACTGCTGCTAATGAACTACCACTTAATATAATAGAAAAATCACCACTACCATTGTTATCAGATAGAGACGATGTTACAAATCCACCTGCACTTCCTGATGTGTTAAAAAGGATACCTAATGCACCTGTTATTGGAAGTTGAGTTACCGATGATGTTGCTTGTGCTAATAATAATAAAGGAGCCTTTTCAGTATATCCTTGCTTACCTGCTACTCTACAAATAGTTGCAGTTCCTGCTTCTCTTAAGTAATTTTGTACTGCTAAAGGAGTATAATATGTGTCATCAACTACACCATACAATGTTTCAAACTCAGCTTGTGAATTTACGATTGTTGGTACTAATGGGCCTTCTTTAAAAGGGCCGATGAACGCTGCTCCGATGTCAGCTACACCTTGTTGTAAAAATGATAGGTCGTTTTCTTTTGTAAA